GAAAAATACGGCTTAGATACTACGGAATTAGTTGAAACATATAATCAACAGGTACAAGATATTCAAGATAAATACGATAAAGAAGAACTTGCTAAAAAAGAGAAATTAGAAGAAGAAAAATTTAAGTTAGCTAACCAACGAATAGATCAAGCACAAGCTATATTCGGTACAATAGCTCAAATAGCACAAGAAGAATTAAATGCAGAGAAGATTGCTTTACAAGAACAATTAGATGCGGGTTTAATATCACAGGAAGAATTTGATAAAGCAAGTGAGAAAATAGAAAAAGAAGCATTAAAAAGAGAAAAGAAAAATGCTCTATTACAAATACTTATTGATAGTGCACAGGGTGTTGCGGCAGCAATTAAGGCAGGAGCAGGTTTAGTGTTCCCTGCAAATTTAGGAGCTATATTGACGGGTGTAGGAGCAGTATTATCAGGAATACTATCTGCTAAACAAATTTTAAATAAAGTACCGGGAGGAACTACGGGGGGTACAGATGATAATGTAGAACAGCCACAAATAACAGGATCATTAATTCCTAACTTAGAAACAGTATCACAACCCACTTTAGGAGAGCAACCACCAATTCAGGCTTATGTAGTTGAAAATGATATTTCTAATGCTCAAGCACTTCAAGAAGAACTAGAAATTCAATCTACATTATAAACAAAAAGACAATTTTTATATTTATAAGTATGAAGAAAAAACTAATAGAATTAATAATAGATGAAACAGCCGAAATGTTTGGTGTTGAGGCAGTGAGTTTGGTAAAATTTCCGGCGATTGAGGAAAATTTCGTTTTCTTTAATCAGGACTTTTTGTCACTTGCTAAATTAGATGAAGAACAAAAACAATTAGTAGGTGCTGTTCTTATTCCCGATAAGAAAATAAATCGTTTAGATAAAGAAACAAACGAGGAATACGATGTTTTCTTTACTAAGGAAACTATAGCACGGGCACAGAAGCTGTTTATGGCTAATTTAAACAACAATAATCACACCTTTGAACATAAAGAGCAGGTAGAGGGTTTAACTGTCGTAGAATCGTGGATTAAAGAAGATGAAAAATACGATAAGTCGAATATGTGGGGGTTTAAAAATATGCCCGTTGGTACTTGGTTTGTTCAAGTATCTGCAGAGAATAACCCTGCTATATGGGAATCTATTAAGAAAAAAGAAGTGAGGGGTTTCAGTATAGAGGGGTGGTTTACTGATAAACTAATTGAAGCATCGAAGCCTAAGGATATACTTGACGAGGTTTGTGAGGATTGTCCCGATGAAGTGACATTAGGAAAAATAAAAGATCTTATACTAGAAAATGAAATAATCCCTGTTGCTAGTTTAGACGGAGAGCCACTATTCAGAACAAAAGAAGAAGCTACTATATATGCAGAAATGTTTAAGGGTTGTAATGGATTCCATTCACATAAAATGGACGGAACTACTTACTATATGGCTTGTCAAGATCATTCTACCGCTACAATGGAGGAAATGGATAGTGAAACAGGGAAAAGGAAATATAAAAGAAAATACAAAATGCTTGAATATGCAACATTCGTTAGACGAAAAGCGATGTTGAAGTATTCTTGGGATGAATGTATGCGAGATATGAAGCGACAATATGGTAATGAAGAAACTGCGGCAAAAGTGTGTGCAGCAATAAAAAATCGTACAGTTTCACGATAAAGATTTAAACAAAAAACAATAATTTATATTTATGTATAGTGATGGGAAATACAATTGACAAAATTCTAAACCTTTTACAAATGAAAAATAATGCAAAACCTTATTCTGTAAAATTTTATGCAGAAATGAAATTAGACGACGGTAGAACTATCGCAACAGAAGACGAACAATTTATGATTGGATCACGAGTGTTCGCTGTTTCTGATGACGGTGAAGCTGAAGCTCTTACTGCAGGAGAATATACAATGGAGAATGGTAACAAAATGTCAGTAGATGCAGATTCTAAAATTACTGACTTAGGGGAAGAAAAAGAAGCTGAGGATGTAGAAGAAGTTGAAGCTACAAAAGAAGAAGAATTAGCAGAAGATGATGAAGCGGCAGTTGACGACTGGGCAGGAATGGAGAAAAGAATTAAAAATCTTGAAGATGCGGTTGCGGATCTAAAAGCAGATAAAGAAAATATGTCTGAGGAATCAGTTGAAGAAGAAAAAACAGAAATGTCTACAGATGCTATAAGCGAATTAATGACTCAAGTAGAAGAATTAAATTCTAAAATAGTTGAATTAGGAGGACAACCTGCAACAGATAGTATTACTTATAATCCTGAGGGTAGTAACACTAACTCCACAATTGACTTAACAAAACTGTCTTTAATGGATAGGGCAGCATATTATATAAACAATAAATAAAAATTTTTTAAAATGGCGAATAAATACAATTTAAGTAAAGAATATCAATTTGATATTGATGTAAGTGCCGATACCTATGCGGGTAAGTTGGCTATGCCTTATGTAACTGCTGCAGTTAAAAGTCCTGACACGGTTGCAAAGGGCTTTGTTAGACAAATAGACGGTTTAAATAAAAGTGCAATTATTTCAGGTCTTTCGTTAGACGATCCGATTGCGGCAGCAAGTTGTGATTTCACAACAGGTGATGCTCCTGCAAACTTGGCTCTAACAGAGCAAGTACTTACTCTGAATGATATGAAAGTAAATCAGCAAGTATGTAGAAGCACAATTTTTCCTACTTGGGTTGGTGAGAATATGGATCGTAATGGTAATCTACCTAGTACATTCGCAGATTTCTTACTTGCAACAGTTGCGGCAAAGGCAGGTGCTCAATTAGAGAATCTTCTTTGGTTAGCAGATGCAGGTGCATTATGGGGTGTAGGTTTCTTATCTAACGACGGTGTATACGATGAAACAGGAGTTGATGCTTCAGCTTGTAAAGATTTCGTAGAAGCAGGTATTACAGCAATAACATCAGGTAATGCGGCAGCACAGTTTGGAGCAGTTTACGATGCGGCAATAGCAGGAGACGGAGTAGCCGCAGGTGTGCCGGGAATTTTAACTAAGCCAGATATTGCATTCTACTGTAACATTAAAACTTACGGACTATATATCCAACAATTAGCAGGATCTGCAACTTTTGCTAATCATCAAGGTATTAATATGAAAGGTACGGATCAAGCAATAGTAAATGCTACATACTTGGGGATTCCTATTTATGTATGTCCTGGTATGCCGGATGACTGTATTGTATTAACACCTCGTGAGAATATGGTATTTGGAACTAATTTAGCTACGGATTGGACTGAAGCAAGAATTATACCTCACTACGAATTTAGCGGTGGAGACGATGTACGAGTAGTAATGAATTTTGCTTGTGGTGTTCAAACTGCAGTAGCTACTGACGGTGTTGTTGGTGCAACATTCTGGACTTAATAGATACTTTAAAGGGTGGTTGAAATATATCACCCTTTTATAAACTTAATAAAAATAAAAACAAATGAGTTGTAATTTAACAAGAGGTTTTAGTGTATCCTGTGCAGATAGTATAGGAGGATTAAAAGCAGTATATTTGTGTAAAGAATATGTTTCAAATGCAAGAGCCGCAGCAATTTTCAACACAGCAGGAACTGCGGGATTAGAATTGCAAATGGATACAGGGGGGTTTGCAAGTTGGTTAGATGAAGCAGGAGCAGCAATTTCTACACCGACTGTATTTAGATATATGCTTCGTCCCGGTGCTAGTAATTTGAATACTACTGTAAATGCAAGTTCTGCAAATGGTACTACATTCTTTACTCAAACATTATCATTAACATTACCTAAATTATCTGTTCAACAAACAAATGAAATAAAATTAATTTGTCAAAATAGAGTACAAATTTTTATAGAAGATAATAACGGTAATATGTTCTTTATCGGAATGGATAATGGATGTGAAGCTACAGGTGGTACAGTTGTTACTGGAGCGGCACGAGGTGATATGAGTGGATATACATTAACATTAGCAGGAGAAGAATTAGAGCCTATGGTATGGTTAGATCCAACAATTGGTGGAGCTACACCATCTGCTCTGAAAGCTCCATTTAATGGACTTTCTGATGTTGCAGCATTAACTGTAACTGCAGGATAGTAAATACTCTATTTTTTTACTTTTGAAAAGAGGGCAGTCCTGACGGATGTTAGTCCTCTTTTTTATTACACACTAAAAAACAAAACACTAATTTTTATATTTATAGATAAAAGAACTATATTATGGCTTATAAATTAAAAGAACAATTTAAAGGGAAAAGCATATTAAGTATGCGGAGATCTTTAGATTCTTTAAAACAACACCACATTAAGAATTTAAGTGATGAAATTAGGGATATATACTTTGAGCAAGTAGGATCTAAAACAAAAAAGAAAAAAGATGTGGAGACCGAAAGAGAAATATAAAAACCAAATTACAATTACATTCACAAAAGAACAATGGGAAATGGTTGAAAGAGATTGTTTAGAGTTTTTAGAAAAATACTTTGAAAAAGTAGAAGAATGATACAACAATTACAATATGAATCTACTACTGTAGCAACAAATAATATCCGAATAAATTTGTTCGATGATTCTGTTGCAAAAATACTTATGGAGGTTGGGTGGAAACCTTTAATTGTAATGACAAGTATGCAAACAAATTACGAGTATACTTTTATTCCTATGACTATGGATAATGATAATTCTGAAAGGTATACACATTTATCGTGGTTGAACTTTCCTGTGTCTGTGGGTTTTGAAGATCGTGACGGGGGGATTGCATTGTTTGGAACAAAGGATCGACCATACGGATTGTATCAAACCAATATATATGCAAATACTTCGTCTAGTAATTTAGATCCCTCTACATTAGCAAGAATTTGGACGGGGTTATGTAATGTATATGCTCCTGCAGGACAACCAGCTATAGAATACACTGAATATGAAACTAACGATTCCGATACTAACACTATTTATATAACCAATTAATTATGAAATTAAATTTTGTAGAATTATCGCATTACAACATTCCACATTTAGTTGAAAAAACAAATCAAGATTGGATTTCTTTTGGTGAAGATAATTTATATCCTAATTATTTGTTAGAGCTATTTTTAGGTAGTTCAATAAATGGGGCTTTAATTAAGTCAATCGGTGCAATGATATATGGAGAGGGTTTGGCGGCAACAGATGCCGATGAAAGCGAGGGTAAAAAAGAATCCTTTTTACGACTTAACGAGCTTTTATACAATTCTCCTGACGATGTATTAAAGGATTTAGCTATGGATCTGAAACTCTTTGGAGGTTGTTATGTTAATGTAATATGGAGCAGAGATAGAAAAAGTATATCTAAAATATCACACATAGGAGCACAATATATTCGTAGTGGTAAAATGATTGACGGAGAGGTGGAGAATTATTATTATTCGGCAGATTGGAGCAAGTGTAAAAAGAAAGGATTTATACCACGAGCATACAAAGCATTCAGCGATAAAGACAGAACACAGGCTTCACAAATACTAATGATCCGTGACAAAAATCCTGCATTATTTTATGGTTTTGCTCCTGATTATGTTGCGGCAACGGATTACATACAATTAGATTTAGAGATTGCTCAGTTTCATTTATCTAACATATCAAACGGTATGTTTCCAAGTATGGCTATCAACTTTGCAAATGGAGTACCTACAGAAGAAGAAAGAAGAACAATAGAAAGACAGGTGCAATCGAAGTTCTCAGGTAGTGGGAATAGTGGGCGAATTTTAATCAGTTTTAACGACGGGAAAGACACTGCACCTGAGATAATTCCAATACAAACAAACAATGCAAGTGAAAGTTATCAATTTTTAAGTAAAGAGGTAGTTAACAAAGTGTTAAGCGGACATAGAGTTACTAGTCCTTTGCTATTTGGAATACGATCTGAGGGTGGAGGACTTGGATCAAATGCCGACGAGCTTCGTGATGCTTTTTCGTTATTTAATAACACCGTTGTTGTACCATTTCAAAATGTTTTATTAAAAGGATTAGACAAGATATTTAAAATAAACGACATCAATTTGGATCTATACTTTAGAACTCTTAAACCTGCAGATTTTATTGACTTAGATGTTACAGAAACACAAAGTGAAGACGAAGCCGAAAAAGAGGGTGTTACTAATGAAGAAGAAATGGTTGAAATGTCGGACGATGAAATGAATATCGTATTTGATGATTTAGAGGGTGAACAAATAGACGACGAATGGGAGGTAGTCGAAGAAAGAGAACAGGGATCAGACGAAACATACGAAGATTGGGCTAAACGATTAATTGAAGAAAATAAGAAATTTGCTAGGGATCAAATTGATAGTAAAGCAAGTGGATTTAGTTACTTAGATAAATCATTCTATAAAATACGATTTAAGTATGTTGTTGGTAGCCGAAAATCAAGCTCCTCAACAAGAACATTCTGCAGAAATATGATGTCAAGAACAAAAAGAGGAATAGTATATAGAATTGAAGATATTGACAAAGCAAGTAGAGAGGGTGTGAATCGACAATTAGGACATAGGGGTAGAGCATACGATTTGTTTCGCTTCAAAGGAGGAATTTATTGTCGGCATAAATGGGTAGAGGTTTTATACCGATTAAAGAAATCTACCAAAGTTAAAAAGGGTGAGGAAATGCCTTTAGATATAGCAGATTATAAAAAAGTATCCTCTATACCTAAAACATATAAACCAACACCACGAGGATATAAGGATGCAATACTAGCACCGGTAAATATGCCCGAGGAGGGAGCATACCCTAAATAGAATTAAATTATGGCGATAAAACATACATTATACATTAGTAGCACAAGATTAAAACGAGATACAGCACTTGGAGAATCGGTAAACGATGACTTAATAATGCCCTACATATTGTTAGCACAAGATATGAACATTCTAACAATACTTGGAACAGATCTTGATACTAAATTAAAATCTGAAATACAAGCAGGAACATTAGCAGGTGATTACAAAACACTTGTAGAAACATATATCCAACCTGCATTAGTACAATTTTCTTTTACTCAATTAGTTCCGTATTTAAGGCTTCGTTTTGTCAATAATGCTGTGGTGGTTATGGGTGCAACGGATCAATCTACTAGTGCTACTTATGATGATCTTCGTCCTGTAATGGATACAGCCACGAATGCTGCAGAATTTTACCGTCAACGAATGATTGACTACTTAACTAATAATTCATCGTTATTTCCTGAATATAGCACTAATACAGGATCGGATTTAAGTCCGACAACACGAAATTATTACACGGGTTTGAATTTAGATATTAATACACCTACGAATCAACAATTAAGAGGATTTTTACAGGGTGCAGGAATTACTACATATGACGGTTAAAAGAGAATATCCGTCGAGTAAGGCGAATTTTAAGAAACTTAAAAACTATATTAAAAAAATAAATAATGGCGAGTCAAAGGTTAACCGACAAAACAGCATTAGCAAACAATCCCACTAAGGAGGACTTGTTAATGGTTGTAGATGCTTCAGACACAACGGGATCTGCGGCAGGAACTTCAAAGAAAGTAATATCACCCTACCTTATAGGAACAGAGGTTACAGATATAAGCAATGCGGCATATTTAGCTATGGATACTTCACCCGTGACATTAGTAACAAATGTTGCAGGTAAAATAATCATTCCAATTAGTATCCATATTCAATATACAGAGGGAGCTACAGCAAATATAGCTGCAACTAATTTATATGTAGGACACGAGACGATTTCTACTGCATACTTTACTAGTTTTGTAAAAAGTTTTTCTGTATCTCCTAATTATAATGCTATGTCTTGGATTCTACCGATT